CGGTTGCTAATTTTTTCGTGGATATTGAGATGGCAACGATGATTATTTATTTTTATCATTTTTGATGTAGGTAAGTGTAAGTATCCTATCACATTATGTTCTTGGCCTGTTTCATAGATGATCCGCTCATTCTTATTATTTAAATTGTATACATCTCCTATTAAGTTCTTGGTATCAGTGTTCACTTCCGCTTTCTTTCTTTTAGAGTACAGATAACATGGACTATCGGATGAACAATGGCGTAAGACAAGAGTGTCCAAAGGTAATCGATTTTTATATCCTCTTGTGATATTAGTGTACGGGAATTCGGGATCGGTAATGCTATGGATATTAGCTAATTTTTCAAAGTAATTATATTCGGAGGAATCGTATTCAGTGAATCGGGTGACAACTTCATTCAGATTTCTCAGCTCTTCACCAAAGTCCACTGCAAAATCTTTTTTGTCATATGCTCCTGCTGTTTGAGATTGTTTGCTAGGTTTATATAGTTTGATACTATCAAGTACAATAGGTATGAATCTTTTATTCGTATATTCATTTTTAACTAGGTTTTCCAGTAGTATATTTCTATGTCTCTTGATATAGTACGATTCGTCATCTTCTGAGGTTCCGGTATGTGTATTGATAAGTTGGATGAAATTACTAGCTTCGGCGATGACATTCTTATATTGTTTTTTTGAGTTGCGTGACATCTCATCAATATAGTTTTCTACTTGGATAGGGTCAGGATCAATAATTTCTGTTTCGCGTTTAAGCGTAATCACTACATCTTCGACCGGTCCCTCAATTAAAATATCATCTATCCCAAACTCCAATACCAATTCAGTTTCATCATCAATATCTTCTTCCTCCATAGGAGCCTCGTCCTTTTCTTCCTCTTTTCTTAGGAGATCTGTTGCTTCGTCGGTGGTTGCTTCGCCTTTCTTTTTAGGGATTTCCTCTTGTTCAGATGGTTCAGGTTTAATTTCAACTTCTTCATCCGGTTTCTTTAGGATTTCCTCCTCAGGTTCATCTTCGTCAATTGCTTTCTTTACGATTTTTTCCGATGGAGGCTCTACTCTTTTGGGAATGTCTGTTTCGGGCGGTGGACTTTCTGGAGGTGGGGTTTCTGAGACAAATGAAGGTATAGATCTTTCTGATGAATCAGATACCTGTCCGGGAGTTCCTAGATCAACTTCTTCTAGTGGTTCAGCACTCATTACTATTTTATTATATTTTTTATTTTTCATGAATACACTTAAGCACATAGGAGGTAACTCATTAAAATTGAAATAAATTTTTTAATTGAATATCTCATAAATGTCTAAATTATTTGATCTTGTAAATTCAAATCGAAGTATTGTAACAATCATATATGAATTAAGACATCGGTATGGTTTATATGTAAAGGAGGATGAGCGTTCAGGCCTGATTATTATTAAATATGACCGAGACAAATCGAAGTTTAATGAGCCGATTGTACATGAGTGTCGAGGAGTAGTTATGAACCGAAGTAAAAAAATTCTCTGTTTTCCACCAGAACGATCTGTTCCATTGGACAAGTTTAAAGAGTTAACAAGAGACCATACCGACGAAATTCGCTATGAAGAGCATGTGGACGGGACAATGATCAATGTATTTTATGATCCTAACAACGAAACCTGGTTAAAATCAACAAGAAGTCGGATTGGGGCTGACTGTAATTGGTTATGCGATGAGACATTTGCTACTTTGTTTGAGGAAGCATCGGGACAAATGAACTTTAATGTACTTAATAAAGATCTATGTTATACATTTGTATTGGTACATCCTAAAAACAGAATTGTTGTGAAATATGAGATTCCATTTATTTGTTTGGTATCGGTACGTCGCATATTTCAGACTCATTATGAAAATGTATCTTTAGAGGACGAACATTTATCTCTTGTAGAGAAAGGTATATCTATAAAAGTCCCAAAAAGATACTATTTTCCATCGATTGAGAGAATGGAAGAGTATGTTTCCCATCAAGATTCACGAACGCAAGGGATTATTATGAAATATGATAAGTATAGAGCCAAGTTAAGAAACAAAGAGTATACAATGTTGAAAAATTTAAAAGGAAACACACCAAGTTTGGTAGAGCTGTATTTAAGATTACGTCAAGAACGAAAGGTGAAACCATTTCTCAAACATTTTAGAGAATACAGAAAGAAGTTTAATGAGTTTAGAGATGATATTCACCAGATTACATTTCGGGTGTACAACTGGTATGTGAATGTATATATTAATAAATATTCAGAGAGTAGCGAGATTCCATATGAATTTAAGCCTGTATGTTACCAATTGCATAAGATGTATATCGATAGCGTAAAAAATCGGCGAAGAAGAAAAATAACATTAGAAAGGGTGATAAGCCATGTAAATATACTGCCTATTTATTCGCTTATTTTTATTCGGAAACATTACTTAAATCGAGTGGATAATAATCTTCATATGTAACTTTACGTAAATAAAGATTCAAAATCTCCTTCAAGTTCTTTAAGGAATATGATAAGCTTATTGATATAGGTTGTTAAAAAGTCAATAGTCTCTTTTTCTCTGTCAAATGGTGTTTTTTGTGATTCATATTGTGGTATAAAGCCAATTCTAAGTAGAATCTGATCGTCGAGTGGGTGAGGTTGATGATATCCAATAAAGCGAATGATACTATAATCTTTAAAAAGAGGTTCATTTTTTACTTCATTTGTATATTCGAGATGCGATTGAAGTAGATTTCCAAGAGTATGATCTTCGTTTTGAATAATGATGTCGATCGCGTTGTGCTGTTTCATACTTTCTTCGATGGTAACTGTGTTTTGCTCTTTTAGTTCAACTAGGAAATGGCTTAGTTTTTCTGAAATGATCTGAAATGCTTTGAGAAATATATCTTTAGGATGAAGAATACCGATTGACTCAATATCAAATTCGAACATGTTTGGTTCATATTTCTTATTTACGTGAAAGTGCCTATCTGCATCAGAGATATGAAAACGATTTTCAATTGCTTGTTCTTCTTCAGCGGTTATTTCCCCATTGTTGTCTTCTTTATATTTCTGTTTGATTTTTTCAAGTAGAGGAGCTGTTTTTGCAACATCTACTTTATTGTGAAAAGAGGCTTGACAAACTGGTGACCACCTTGCATTTTCCTTTCCATTACTGACAACAGCTGTCGCTTCAATATGTAGTTCTTCGCCATTCTGTTCACCGGAAGTATCTGGTTTTAGGCGATTGATAAGAATATAGTGTTTTGATATTGGATCTGGTGGGAAAAAGAAGTCACGGCGTTCTGCGGACACTTCAGTAAACTCTCCACTGTCTTTGTTACGTTTTAGGACAACAATATCTTTTGTAGTGACATCAATAATTTGGTTGGTTTTATTTTGGACATGCAATACATATTTATACTCCTCAGGGTCATAATTCTGGGCATATTCAAATCCTATAGGGATCATTCCAAATCGATGGCTTATGTATTCGTTATGGAGAGATGAGCTGTTTGTAATTATTTTGACGGTGCTTTCTGTGTGCGGTTCTGTTCTGAATCCAACAGTGGGAACTTCGCTCAGTATAACTCTTCGCAGTGCATTTACTAAACTTACGTCAAGATGATGAATATCAAAATGAAGTTTATTTTGGGTTTTTGTGATGTTCTGAAAGTAATGTGACATTATAATTTATTACTATAAAAATATAAAAAATCAATTTTGCGTTGCGGTTTTCAAAAATATATCTGTTACTTAGTAAAAGATGAACAAGAATTTGTTATTTTATAGTAACGGATGTCGATATTCGCGGGAATTAATTAAAAAGATTAATGAACATCGAATTTGTCCTGATCTTATGAGAGTATGTATCGATTCGGGAAAAGTTAGATTGCCTTCGTTTGTTACTGTTGTGCCGACCATCTATTTGTCTTTACAAAAACAGATATTAACTGAGGATCGCCTAGAAAATTGGATTGATGAGCGAATAAAAAAATCTGTACCGGAAAAACTAACTTCCTATTGTACATCAAATAGTGCGTTTACCAATTGTTATGCATTGTTAGATGAGAGCAAACAAATACCGAACAATAATTTCTCAGATTATAGCTCTCCGGACTCACAAATGAATACTCCCGCTATGTTTGAAGATAAGAAGGGGGTTAATAGTGCTTATGAAAAATTATTATTTGAAAGATCAAACGATTTTCAGGGGATTAAACGGGTTTAAGGTTATATTGTATTTATAATTTATTGAGCAATTTCAAAAAGACATGAGTCGAACTTTGTTGACAGCGTTTAATAATATTTTGATTAAATTTGTAGCCGAGTTAATTGAAACTTATCCCCAGGAAAATACGTTTCGAGTATTAAAGGCAATAATCTCATTGATGAAAAAAGTGAATCCACGAAAAGTACTACATATTTTTATGAAGAATGTAGCACCATACAAAAAAAGATTATTACACCGTGATGAAACATTTTTTCTTAATGAGAATTATTCTGCAATTATGGAAGACTCCTCAAATAAAAAAGATGCTTGGCAATTGATGAGTAAGCTAAAACTATATTGGAAATACACAAGTCAAGAAAATAAAAATGTGATATGGAATTATTTTAAGATACTCCTTACCCTTGCGGAGAAAATCCAATAATCTCAATCGCGTTAGTTTATATAATTTATTATCTCTTTGAATCTTATGTCTACTATCGAATGTTTTAACAGAGTATATCGTGATTTTGTTAAAGAAATTGCTGAGATATTTCCTGAATGTAAATTAACAATCATCAGAAGATATGATGACTTACTAAATAATCAGTTGGAAGATGACGCTTATGTGAATGAGTTTATGAAAGCGGTACAGGATAAGATTGAATATATAACACAAGGAGATGATAAGCTGTTTGATAGCGAAACCCCGTTGTATTTTTTAAGGGATATCGATTTTCGTTATATCTGGAAACAGAAGATGACGGAAACAACTCGTATTCAGATCAGAAAATATTTAAAGACATTGTATGTGATTGGTGTGAAGATAGTATCTGTATCTGATGATATTGACGAGATTATCAAGGGTTTTTATAGTGATAATCTCGATGTGGATAAGATGAGTGGCGAAACAAAACGGATGGTGGATGCATTAAAGAGTATAGCTGAGGATAAAAAAGCGGAGGCACCTGCTTCCGTAACCCAATATGAACAGATGATTACCGGTAGCTCCATTGGTAAACTAGCTCAGGAAATTGCAGGTGAGATTGATATTGATGGTTTGAAGTTAGACGATATTAAAAGTCCAAGCGACGTAATGAGTCATTTGATGGGTGGAAATTTTAAGAATTTGATAGAGAATGTGGGATCAAAGATCCAAGCGAAATTACAACAAGGGGATTTGGATCCGAGCAAACTTGTCGGAGAAGCTCACCAGATGATGTCTATGTTAGGTGCAAGCAATCAGCTAAATCAGATGTTTCAGGTTGGAACCGGTAGCAATACGAATGCTGGAAATTCAAGTAATGACAGAGCAAGTAGGGTAAAAGAACGGTTACGTAAGAAGCTAAAGAAAAATAAAAAATGAATGGATAATATAATGATATGGATCGAGGATTTTGAAATTCTCTTTAGAGAAGACAAATTAATGGATTTTTTCCCTACAGAGAAGATGAGTGATGATGAGAAGGTAAATGCTGTGATGCGTTTTTTTATTTATTTTTCTGGGATTAGCTATTTGATACAGAATAAGGCTGTTTATTTATATATCCCGCCGATTGTAGGTGGTTTGATGTACTTTTTACATATGACAAATTCGAGAAACAAACGTGTAGAACCGGCGGATGATTCTTATGTTGAGGTTCGCCCACGAAAAGTAAATTACCAGCGTCCAACACGGGACAATCCGTTTATGAATTTGAGGCTAACCGATTATGGAACCAAACGGCGAATCAAACCGGCATTGCGAAATAAAAAATCGTATAAGAAAGCGTCCAGCTATTTTGATAACTTATTTAAAGGTACAGACGACCTACATGATCAAGAGAATTTTTTAAGAAAATATTATACAATGCCTGTGACTACAGTGCCGGACAATGGTGTAAAATTTGCAAAATGGTGTTATCGAACAAGGGGGAGGAATTTCCAAGGCTATTCTCCATTGAATAATCACTTACATAGATAATTTTTTTGTAGTGTTATAGTATAAATGGACGGCAATAATTGTGCAAACTATCAAACCAGAGAGTGGGCTACAAATCAGTTAGGTGGATTAAAGGACGATGAATGTGCTATTGAGTCGTATAATAGAGAACGGGAAGGTGTTGGAAACTATATGTTAAGTAATTTTAAACCATGCAATGATTGTGGGGCTACATCAGCTAGAAATATTGCAATTGCTCAGCCATTAATGCAGGTAAGTGATGGAGTGGGTTGGGGGGCGAACGGTGGATGCAGGATAGATCATGATAGCAACGTAAGACATGGAACAAAGATAACAAATCCAAATGTGGTTCAGCAATTATTTTCTCGTCCTTACCTAACTGTGCCTTATATGGGGAATGGCTGTTTTCGTCCCGACGATGAGAGTGAACTTAGGTTTAGTGAGCAGACAGGTGAAAAACGCTCTTGTAATGTGTTATCTGGAGTAACTATCGATAATTTTTTTACTCCTATGATTCCCCATTTGAGTGATCACGTCCAGCATCATTCTCATTTAATTGAAGATACTCATGGATGGATTCGCGGAGGTGAAGCGACCCGTCAGAACTTAAAAGAAGTAGATTACAAGCGTGTGTGTTCCACAAATAATCATTTACGCAAATAATTTCTTATCTATTACTATATGAGTTCAAATCGTTTAATTTATGATGAAAAAGCGTACAAAGCCGATCTGTGCCGAAGTGTAAGACCGTCTTCCTATCGGCTTGATCCAATCAAATATGAGAACACAAACAAATGTCGGATGGAATTAGGAATCATTGGCGGAACTGCAGTTAGTCATATTCGTGGAAATCTGGTTGATTTGGAAACCGAACTGCGTGGACAAAATAGAAATGCTTCTAAGTGTCCGAGTAACCACTATATGCCTTATGCCTTATCAGACAACAATCGATATGTTCAACCTAGTTTCATCCGAATCAAAGGCACACCAACACGACAGGGGCGTGAGATAGATACCACATTAATGAGATTACCATCATGTCAGATGGTTAGATATCGTGAAGTTCCAACTGAAAAACAACCAATTTGGGAAAATTGCCCAACGATATAAAGGAATCCCATTGGTATAAACTATCATGCTTTTATTTCTTTTGGCTATAATCTTTATATTTTGTACTATCTATCTTTTTATAGAAGGTAAGCTGTATTTGCAATTAGAATTATCTAGAGTCAGTTATTTGTCATAATTATTTTATATTCATATAATATAAGTATGAGTTTTAATAGATTAGGTTATGATACATGTGCTTATGCACAAGATCTTCAGCAATCAGTTGGCCCTGGTGAGCGTGTAATCAATGTACCTGCAATTAACAATTGTAATCCATGTCTTGCAACTGATCCAAGTTATGGACAGGTAATGCAGGGAGGAAGTACAGTCGGCGGTGGGATATTTAAAAATATTGATGTTGAATCTGATTTGGATGGAAGAGCAAGACTCGCAAGCAAGTGTCAAACAAGACAATTTATGCCATCCTGTGATAAGCCCGACCTGACTCATTATGATGGGTGTCCCTTAGCATCAGAGGAAACACGAACAACCAATCCACCATGTAACTTACGAGGAACAGGATGGAACCGATGGGAATGGTTATGTTTGGATCCTCAAGCTCATGTTGCATATACTAATTATCCCAACGGCATTACCCCATATGACTCGCATATTGACAGTCGCCTATTAGCAAAAGACAATTATCGTCCATGTGCACCTAAACCTCTAGATCAGGAGGCTGTATTGCCTAATGGTAGATTGATTAGTGAGGAAGAAGGGTTATGTATGGAGGGAAAGGGTTGTCAGGTAGATAATGTATGGAAATTACCATTAGGGGAGCCGAGTGTACAATGGAAACAGGTTCAGAATTTCTAGATGCATTCCGTGCTATTCCCAAGTTTAGGAATATAAACAATTGCGTCTGTTCCGATGCCTTCATACGGAATAAGTAGTAAATCTCCGTGGAAATAGCGACTGTAAAGCCGGGACAAAGGCAATCCGTAACCCAATCCAGACATTAATATTGTATTTTCATTATGTTTTGTTATTTCTTTTGTGTAAGAATAATTAAATAATTTATTTAGGTCTGATCGTGGAAATCCACCACCTAAATCTTTTATTGTTATAATCAAGTCAGAGTCTCCCTCGGCGATAAATATATTCATCTTATCCAGATCGACATATTGATGTGTGACAATTGCTTCCATTGCGTTTTTAATTAGCTCAAAACTGATATAATAGATATGGGATGGAATGTAGTTAAGCTCAATATCGTCTTTGCAATAGATATTTACATGGGGAGTATTACCATATACCCTTTCACAAATCTCGGCACTTGACTGAACTGAATATTCAATAATATCTTTTGGATTACATTTCTGAACAATTTCCTGATCTTCATTAAAATTTCCTATATATTGGCCCATAATCGTCCTGATTCCAATACGTGACATATAAAACTTGTTAAGGAAATAGTTGATATTGTTATTAGTTTGTTGATCCGGTTGAAGAGAAGCCCATTGTTGGATTCCTTTTCCCATACTCATCTGTACATCCCTATGTTTTTTTTTAATATCACTTAAAGTATCTGATAAACATTCGGAATGGTTCATTGTAGTTGGGTTTGGGAGCGAATATACTGATTGGAACGACTGATTATATAAATGATTTACTTTTTTAATATGTTGATTGTTTGACAACCCGAAAGGTAGCTCATTCAACTTTACTGACATTCGGGATAGACGAATTAAGATCTCATTCTTAATAAATTTTGCTTGATTAATAATATCTACGTTTCTTTTTGACTTTGTGTATTGATACATCAGATCCATTCGTAACGGTGTAGGTGTACAGCGAGAATATTTATAGATATTCCGAATGAGCGAATTCATCTATATATTAACTGAATAAATTATCTTATGTCTATTTATTCAGTAAATGAAAATTATTGTTTTGTGAGTGGAATTTGTGAATTTATTATTATCTCAGCTTCATTATGGTATATTGATCAAGCGATAATTGATGATTGTAAGCAAACATCGAACGAGAAGATGGTGTTGGGATGTTGATGTTGAAAATTGATTTCATAAATGCAACATTATTTATACCAATCTATATAGTATGGGAATAAAGGAAATTGTAGAATGTTACGATTTTATTAAGGGGGAACACCATAGAGATGTCAATGATTTTTTAGTCGCACTGGAAATCATGATTATTAGTGATATTAAATTGGTGATAAAAGAGATTATTGATAAAAATAACCAGAAATTATTGACTATTATTGCGTTCTTGCTTGATAATGGTAGTGTGACGATCAGGAAGCGTTTTATGAACAAATGTTGTTACTTTCTCATTAGCAATTGCTTAAATGCCAAAGAGAAGATCTCTATCTTAAATAAACTGAGAAAGATAAATAGTTTTGTTGTTCATTTACCGAAGACAGATTGTTGGTTTTATGAGTCTCCGCTAGAGAATGAGAGATCGTTTTTGGGAATGATTATTTCAGAGTTGTCATTTTTTGAGCCACGATTATTTAAGAATTTCCTAAAGAAGAAATCGATCAAATCAAAAGTGGTAAAGTGGTTATATGATGTACTCAAGCAGAACGAAGCTAGAGCCCAATTGGAGGGCGACATAAGCCAATGTTGTTCTGATAAATTTATATTAAATATATCGAATGAACTGGTAAATCTATATTTGAGTGGAAAAAATCCAGAAAGAAATGCGGAGATAGATATTTCTCTTATTTATGATGAGTCGTATCCAATTGATTTTGGTCAGGAAAAACGCGAGATTCAACATGCTGAAAAGAGAAGTTTCTTTAATGAGTATTTTCTAATGGCGATCAAGGGTACCGAGCTTGGGATACTTTCGTTGATCACAATGAAGGAAAAATATGAGAGTAAAATTCAGCATATATTACGTCTTATTGAATATCTAAAGCAATACAAAGAGGCATTATCTCCTAATCCAACAACGGATGTATTTTACAGTCGGCTGGATGGTATTATTGATGGAAGATTACAGACTCTTGAATTAGACAAACAACGACTTTATACAAACCTTGATAATATCAATGCTATTTTGGGAAATCGAAGCATTTGTACATTGAATTTGGATTTGATGACTGATCTGTTGTTTTGGAATAAAGAGAAGATGGATCTTTTTCCAGATCGCATGATTGAGATTATTCTTACAATTATGAATGAGAGCTTGAAAAACCATATTTATATTGACAAAGAGGTGTTTATTGTATTGCGTCATGTGGTCGATTCAGAACATTTTAATTATCATACCAAGATTAAAGTCATAGAGATGTTAGTCAAGTATAACAATCTGTTAATGAGATCAGAGCCTACATGTATTGATATTGATTATATAGATACATTACATAGGTTTTATTTGGAAATTGGGGCAAAAGGGGTCGATGATTATTATAAGATTGGGACAAGACATCATATCTTATGTTTAGTGAATCTGTTTATTTATAACAACAATTATTTTTCAGACAATACTCCAACATATCTATTGAATTTTAAGAACGGGACCGATTTAGATCCGGATTTTGTGAAGTTTGTTCATAACTCTTTAAGTGATCTGGAAACGGTCATCTCTCAGGCATTATCATTTGTCGAACGTGTCATTGCAATTGAGGAAAAGATCAAGGAGAATGAAGACAATACCGGTATTACTCCGAGTACCGATGTCAATCAGTTACATTTTGAAAGAGAGGACTATAAGAATCTAATTCACTTACGGATGGTATTTATTAAGAATTATATTAAATATTTTCAGCGAATTGCATCGCATAATACAGATCTATTTCGGAATGATTTACTTATTGAGATATTTTGTACAACCCTACGTTATTTGTTACATCAGTTGTTGTCTCATCATTTTGTAACAATTCAAAGTGAACTTGAATATGGGTTGTTTATTGATATGGGAAAGTTAATTATACACGTTGTTGATGACGATGTGATTGGAAAGAAATTATTACAGGAGGATCAATTCGATATGATTGCAATGTGTAAAGAGCTAGTGATGTCATTCTTTAAGAATAAAGAATATAGCATTACTCCTGTGGCTAAACTGGTGTATGATCTGGATAGTAGTATTGAAAGATTAGAACAATGGAAAGAGAAAATGACAGAGGTATCAGTCCTTACGGAAAGAGAGATTCCAGAGGAATATATGGATCCAATTATGATGTGTATCATGGATAATCCAATCGAGTTACCTTCGTCAAATATTATTCTGGACAAGGGGACAATTATGCAACATTTGATGCACTGTGAAGAAGATCCGTATAGCAGAGAAAAATTGACGGTAAAACTGTTAGAGGAATACAACAAAAGCCCAGAAATTCGGCTGAAAATGGAAGCATTGAAATTACGCATTAACGAATGGAAGATAGAGTGCGTTTGATTTGCGATTGGAGTTACTTTCTGACGGAATTTAAGGAAAATAAAATGTTTTTCTATTTAATACTATGACTATCTTTAAGACAAGAACCAAAAAGCGGGATCATCAGCCTCATTTTAAAACACTAGATGCGAAACATAAAGACCGTGAGAAGTATTATGATACGATTCGAAATTCTCTCCCTCAGAAATGCAAAGAGTTAGAGGATGTGAAGAAAAAAGCAGAATCGATTGAAGATAGTCCGACAAATTATTTACTATTATTGGAATTGAATGGTAAAATAGAGAAATTAGAGGAGGAAATTAAGTTAATTGAGGATAGAACAGAAGAAAAAGATTATTATTTGAATACCGGAGAGCTGTTATATCACTATTATGATAGTAAACATAAGCCGAATAAAAACTATAAACGAAAACCAAAGCATAATGGTGATTATAAGACGATTACCGATTTTTTTGGTCCCAAAAAAGATAGAATCAATCAAGCGAAGAAGAAGCCTATGACGAAAATCGAACGCTTAAGGAAAATGTCTGTTTCGGGATTGCATAAAGAGTACTTAATGAAGGTAGATAACAAATATGTATATGAAAAGAACGATATTGAGACTAATAAATGTCGCTTTTGTTTTGCTAAATTAGTGTTATATTTGTCAGAGGGAAAAATGGTTTGTGAGAAGTGTGGTTATGAGGAGACAATTTTGATTGATTCCGATAAGCCGTCATATAAGGAGCCTCCCAAAGAAATTCATTTTTTTTCTTATAAAAGAATCAATCATTTTCGAGAGTGGTTGGCACAGTGTCAGGCGAAAGAGACAACACAGATACCTTTAGACCTATATGATCAGATATTACTTGAAATTAAGAAAGAAAGAATTGAGAATATGGCGGTTTTAACGATTGAAAAGGTGCGGAGGATATTAAAAAAATTAGATTATAATAAGTATTACGAACATATACCACATATTATAAATAAATTGAACGGTGTTCCTCCTCCGTCAATCTCTAGGGATATGGAAGATAGATTGATTCGAATGTTTATGGAAATTCAGGTGCCTTTCTATAAACATTGTCCTAAAAACAGAAAGAATTTTTTATCTTATTCGTACGTACTACATAAATTTGCTCAGTTATTATCATTGGATGAGTTATTAACGCGTTTTCCGTTATTAAAGAGTAGGGAAAAATTATATCAACAAGATTTAATTTGGAAAGAGATATGTCGGGAATTACGTTGGGAATTTATTCCGAGTTTATAAGGTTAAGTTTAAGCATGGGGAAATTTAACAAGGTTAGCACCAATTCCGAATCCCACCCCTTGTCTTGCACTGGAGGCTAATCCACTTGCATACATATCAAGGATAGCAAATGTGGCTGCAGCTGTAAGGGCGATCATCGCAATTTCTTCCCAGTTTAATTGTGTTTTACGGGATGGAATGACAAATGCAGCAAGGGCGACCATGGCTCCTTCAACAAAATATTTGAAAACTCTCTCAAGCAGTAATCTGACATCAACTTCGACACCTACTAATTCAGTCATTATATTATTTCTTTAGAAAATAATTTCGGGTGCGTTAGATATTTAAAGATAAAATGTGTTAATTTTTCATAAAATGAGTACTGTCGATTCCACTGTTTCCCAGAAAGAGGTTGAAGAGGATTTTCTTGAGGTTGACGATCGTATTAATGGCCAGAGTTATGTTTTATTATCGTTCGTGTCTCCAAATAAAGTGTTAAAACGGAAAGGTCTATTTACATTTCACAAATATCTAAAACACAAAAATGAAGAATATGAATCGACGTTCGATGAGTTTGTGAAAGAATATGACAATTTTGTGTATTCTCATCAGGAAAATGTGAATAGTGAATTTAACAATTTGGTTGATTTTCAAACATCAGTAAGAGGATTAAAAGTTCGTGGGGTTTACGAAACTTATAGAGAGGCGAAAATTAAGGCGGCCAGACTTCAAAAGCGTGATCGGTCGTTTCATGTGTTTATTGGTCAGGTAGGTTATTGGCTTCCGTGGGATCCTGAGCCTGACGGTATTGAGGATCAAGAATATTTGAATAGAGAGCTGAACACTTTAATCCATGAATACAAGAAAAATCAGGAATACCGAGATGAAGTTTTTGATAAACATGTGCAGAACAGTAAAGATGCTGCAGCCAAAGAGGTAGAAGAGAGTAAAAAATCAAAAGAGATGACTTCTAGTGAAACAGCAAATGCATTAGAAGGCGACGATCCATGGATACAACGAAAACAGGCCGAGGCCCCAGCCCCAGCCCAAGACTCAGCCTCACGGCCGACCACAGGTGCCTCACGGCCGACCACAGGTGCCTCACGGCCGACCACAGGTACTATACTGACCGGAGATCCGAACACAACAGTTTTGGAAATTTAATCTACTATAATCATATATGAAAGCACTAAGCTTATTATTTTTATTTATTGGCTCACTGATGCTTGTTACTGGTATTGCAAGTAAAAAAGAAGACCCTCGCATTTTATACAGATATGTACCTGAAAATCTGTATGAAAAGCAATTTGAAAATCAAAATCTTCGCAAATCTATGCCCGCAATGTTTAATCCGGATTATTCTCGTTTTTTTAGAAAGCTTTAGAAGATTTTTTTTACATTGAAGATAGGACCACGTCTTCTTAGTTGATCCATAGCAAAATCATTATTTTCATCATCGCTATCATTATAGTTTATATTATGGTATTCCCAAAACTCAGGCATTCCAATCCTAAAGTTAGGATGATCATCAGCTTTATACCAGAATACCTGATCTTCCGTTTTGCTACTTAGGGAGGTATTATCAATAACGAGACATTCATAATTTTCGGTACATTGGTTCATTACTTGGCGAAACATTTCGAATGTAGGAAATACTCCGGCATAGTTGATGTAAATTTTTTTTTTATCGGAGATATTATTTGCTTTAAGTATAAAGGTGTAATCAATATTTCCTCGTAACTCTGGTGTAATTCCCAATACGTATTGCATCGCAAGAATGAATAGAAGGTTATAATGTCTTCCATTCATAAATAATTCTAATGTTGTTTTTTCTCTAATCCAAGATTTAACATGTTGACAGTCGTCCAATAGTAGAAATGCCCTTGTATCACGAATATTTTGTCGGATGACTGTTTTTTGTCTTTCGAGTGCATTTTTCACAATCATCGGATTATAATCGTGATGGATAAATAAGCTTGGGATAAGATTTCCATAAAACTTATTCATTGATTCTGTTCCTGAGATGACGGTTCCAATAGGTATGTCTCGGTGATGGAAAAGCAGATCTCTGATAAGGAAACTTTTCCCACTTCGCCGTTTTCCAATAAATACACAAACACTATCGCTTTGGATCTTTGACATGTCGAATTTCTTTATCTGTAAATTCATTACCTGTTATAAATAATTTTTTAGAGATAATATGACGCAATCTGCTGTAAATTCATTACCTGCTAGAAATAATTTTTTAGATATAACATACTTAAAATTAGTATATTTTATATTTTTATGGCGACATTAAAAGTGATTCATTACCATAATGAAGATACATTAGAGTCAATAAACGATATTTTGAATGTAAGAAACAGCCAGTACTATTTTCCTATGATATCAGAGTTTAGGTCGATAGGGAATGATCTTGAATATCGAAAATATATGAAGTTTAAAACGATGCATTCGATAAATGTATTGATTGATGAAGAGGAAGCGATATTATCATCAAATCAGAAAGTCGAGGTATTTGTAAAGAAAAGCCCTATTTTAGAACCAATTAATTTTATGATGGATAGATATTCGAATATGGCATTAGCAACTCTTCCGTTTCCTCATGACAAGGAAACAGTGGATAAGATTAATAATCGGAATAATTCAAGCTATATTGATGCAATGTTTTCTATGTTATGTAGCAGTCTTGTTGAGAAAAAGAAATGCCCCACGTTTCCGTTATTCTATGATACAGTATCGTGCATATCTTCTTCATTGAAATACGATATTACTGAGGAATACGATTCTATTCGGTATAAAGATTGGTTTGTAAAGAATAAAGATCGTACATTTCGAATTATTAAAGAGGAAGGGGAAGTGAAAGATTCTTTGAAAATCGAAAGGTCGATGGAGCGAGGGTCGTTTGTCATTGAGGATATTTCAGCTGAGTGCGAACCTATAGTACTTAAAACGAATGACACTGAACTGCATTGTCTTACATTGTCAGAATCAGACGAAAGCGATTCGTCTTCCTTTGAAGTGTATATCGGAAACCAAACAGATGATGAAGAATATTTTGTAGAGCTTTATAATTATCCTACACAACTGATTTTTGTAGAGAAATTGGATTGTACATTTACGGAATTGCTTGATGAAAAAAAAACGTGCTGTGAGGAGTGGAAGGTAAACGAGCTCTTAAGTATTTTTTTCCAGATTTGTTTTGGATTGGCTGTAGCTCAGAAACATTATTTTTTTGTTCATAACGATCTTCATGCAAGTAATATTATGTTCAATCATACATCGGAAGAGTATCTCTATTTTCTCTATAAGACCACTTATTATCGAATCCCGACGTATTTCAAAGTAGCCAAGATTATCGATTTTGGAAGAGCAACATTCTATTATAAGAAGAAGTTTTATGTAAGCGATGTGTTTTCCAAAGATGGAGATGCGGAAGGCCAAGTATCATATCCGTTCCATAAAAACCGTAAGCATCCCCCGAATCGAAGCTTTGATTTATCGTTACTTGCAGTGACAATTACTGATTTTTTTACAAAAGAGTATTTATCGAAACATCAAGCGATTGATCAATTATTAAAAAGATGGAGTACAGACAAATACAATCATCGTATTATGGAAGAAGATAGTTTTGATTTGTATGTGAATATCGCAAGAAATATGAAGAATGCAGTTCCTTTTGAACAGATCGAAAGTGGAGTTTTTGATGGATTTATTGTTGATAAACATTCGATTCCGAAAGGCCAATGGGTATATATTTTCTGAAAATGAGGTTTAGAAAGCCGGTTTACCAGTCATGATATTTTGATTTACATTCGGTAGCTGATTTCCTACTCCTGCACCTCCTCCTGCCTGAGCTAAAGCTATAGATGGACGGTTTAATGTATAAATAATTAATAAAGACGCACCTGTGGAGGCGACCAGTACTTTAAATAGGGATAAGTAAGTTACCTTCGGTTGTCCTTCTTTTTGTTTGTTATTTAGAAATTTGTATAAAACTAATGTTAAAACTCCAATAATAAGGGCTTGAACATATGGTTTTCTTAAATAAAATTGCAAACGCATGATTTATAAAGAAGAATAATAAAAAAAAAACTTAGAAATACCGTATTTGATGTCTTTTTGGTGTTTTTTTAGCATAAATATCTACCTCTTCTAGATTTTCGGGGTCATCAATGTTTATTGTTTTTACGTGGACTGGATGATCAAGAACAATATTTTTAATTTCGGGTGAACTGGTTTTTACTAGAGGTATATCTAATGTTTGTTGTGGCTCTTGATGGACTGATTCGGGAATGGCAATTTCAGATGGGATAGTGGTATCGGATAAAGATAAAGGGTTACCGGTTTCAGGTGAAATTGGAATCTGCGTTTGCGAACTTTGGTGGTTGAGTGTTATTCGTTTGACATTAGGTTGGGGCTGAACTTCGGGATCCTGAACTTGCGACGGGTTTGATTCTTCCACTGATTCCTGAGTCAGCGTCAGCGTAGCACCACCTGAAACTTTCTTTATATTTGTGGCGGGGGTTTGGGATGTTGTTTGTAACTCTCGATCTTCAATAACTACCTCTGTATTGTCTGAGGTATCTTTTTCGGTAATAGCAACCTCTGTAGTAAATTCTTCTGGTTTAGATAGAGATGATTTCGAATAATTCTCAATCTCTTTTTGAACGAGCATCTTAAGGTTATTTGAGTTTAATTTGGAGATGTCTTCATCGTCTTCTTCTTTGTATTGTTTTCCCAGATATTCCTTTACAATATGTTTCACAGGTAATAACTTCCGCACAGTTTCACAAATACATAATGAAATGATGGTTTCGCAGTCTCTCATATTTCGCTGATAGTCGCACTGATTAATGTTATCGTCAAACAAATAAGGGTTTTTCCAGAATTCTCTTGCACATTCAATATAGCATTTGTGAATAAATACAGGTAACTTGGGAATTTGTAAATTAATTTTTGATGTGTTTTTCTTTGGTTTGATTGAGATTAAAATCTTAGTATGACTAACAAAAACTGCGGTAATTAAATCGGCGAGCCAGTCGCAGTTGGATTCTTTAATAATTCGTTCTGTTTCGGTGTCAATGATGTCTTGGTTCCATTTTGGGATCTTACTTAATGCTTCTTGGAATGTGAGTAAGACAGTGTTTTGTTTGTTTTCAACACAATAGTTTTTGCAATCTACATAGATTGATTTAATCCCATCATATAAAAATACCTTAAGAATAGATGTTAACTGTTTTGTGTATTCAGTTTTGGCATCGACGAGAATAGGAATGGATGCACTTTCCATTTATATACTACACCTCTAAATAAATCGCATCAGATATAACGCACCTAATTATCGCCAGTGAAATCTAAATCCATAACTCTCTTTGCATAAGGATTGTCCTTAAGAGAATCAATGATTGCAGTTTCAATTCGGTCGTTATCAACTTTATCATGTCTTAACCCGGTGTTTCTGCATATATCTTTTCCTGTGATGACAGTGTGACCTTGGAATCCGGTTGCTCCCCTATGGTTGGTCCTATCGGAATCGTTTTTACGGATACGAATACTGACTGCATCTCCTCCAGAGGCGATTTTCACATTGTTTTGTGTTGGGGGACGACTCCTTGAAATTTTCTCTTTATTCACATTGAGTTGGGCATTGCACACATGTTCTTGCGACATATGTTCACCGATATGATGGCCTGCTACACCGGTATGTTCATGATTTGATGTGAATTGTCTATGGGTATTTGGTGCATGTTTTTTGTTGGTTAAATATCCTCTTCCTCCTGCATAGTTCATATCTGGATTTCCCGCATAGTTGCTGTTCTCTGTTGTTATTTCTTTGAGTGTAGTAGGAGCAACGTAATCGGCAACTTTATAGCCATCCTGTCTTGCCCGTCCACTGACAATACCTGTCTTATTTTTATCAACAATCATTTCTTTCAGTGTTGTACGGGGAACATCGTTAGGATCGTATACGGTTTGTTTTTTCTGTCCAGAAAGATTAAGATGATAATCGACATCACTTAAAGTATTTCGCCCTGTGATTCGAGCGATGTCTTTGGGGTCATATACAGTCATTTTGTTTGGGATTTGCATACTTACGTTACCGACCTGACGAACAGCACCTACAAAATGTTCTTTGCGTGTTTTCCTCATTTTATCTTGTAATGGAGCAATCAATGCTTTGACTGTAGTGACTACATTACTAAGATATGTATTCTTTCCGGTTGTAGCTCTTTCGGTATGTCTAAGTAATATTCGATCTTTTCCATAATCACCAAGAACCTTGTCAACAAGTGAGGTTAATGTTGTGCCGAGATTACGAACAGGATCATGTTTGACTTGTTTACGTTTAGTTGGAGTATAATTTTCGCTTCTCACTCGGCTCTTTAATACTGCACCGGTAGTCTTGAAATATCTTCCTGGGTGATTTTTGTAATGTCGATCAGGGCGATGTTTATATACTTTGCCCATTTTTCCTCTGTTATCGTTAATTGTTTTTGGAGGTAATACTCTTCCCTCATATGTTTCTTTTGGATTATTGAGAGTACGAAGTTCATTTGTTGTTTTGGGAAGGACAAAGTCTCGTGTGTTGGTTTGTCCAAATCCGCCACTTGGCTCAGCAACATATCCTTGATTCAGCCCAGCACCAACCCGTATCTGTTTGAATGGAAGCTCATTGTTTCTTGTTTGAGAACAGTAATATCGATCCTCCATATTGACATCAAGATCTCGAAAGTGTTTGTTGGTGCATGTTCCTAGATCTCTTTGTGGTTTGAAGAACGGTTGACACTCTTTTTTGTTCTTATGGCATTTTCCTGCTCCGGTATATCTTTCTAACGTGGACTGAGTAGCACGGGAATCTACATTTTGGGTTAGTTTGGATCCAAAATATGGGGCCATGTTTGCATGTTTGAAATCAGTTTCGTCGATCACTTCGCCAGATAATAAAGTCATTTTTTTTGCTTCTACTTCCTCTTGCCAATGCGTTTGAAGATCATTTGGATAAGGGCAAGGGGCATTTTTTGTGCGATGGGTTCCTCTACATTGTCCTATCTCGGATGGTTTTAAAAAACGACTCGCCATAACGTCTTTTTTTTTGCATTCCGAACCAGTGAATTTCTCACGTGTTTGACGTATCTTATTAATTCTATTTTGCTTATCGGAAACTAAATATCCTAGGGTAAGTAATGCTGTTCCTATTGCAATATCCATATACTTATTATATATAAATAAAAAATACTTAAAATATAACCATTTTTTTATATTATCTTATTATTATGATTACTTATGATAGTAATACATTTAAGAAGCTAAAAAATGGTGATTACGAATTAGGTGATCATGTAAAAGAAATAATATCAAAATTAGTAACAAAGCCCTGTTTGGTAGTAAGGAATCATTATAAAAGACATCATAAGCCAAAGAATGGGTGGCGACTCAAACGTCCTGTGATTGGGAACCCAGTAAAAACAGATATGGAAAAGTTTGAGCGTAATATGAATAGTTTATTAAACAAACTAACAAACGATAATTTTGATATTATTTTTATTAAGATAAAGGGGGAGTTGGTAAAAAGTAATTGTTCTGAGAATAGTGTGAATTGTATTGTTAAGAATATTTTTGATAAGTCTATATTGCAACCCAGTTATTGTCCTGTATATGTAAGGCTGTATATTGAACTGATTGGTTATAATTCTGTGTTTCATGGGGAAATTAAGAAAATTTGTGATGATTATTTTGGGATGATCAAATATTATAAAGAACAGTTGATAGAAGAAGTTAAAGATCAAAACTATGATTCGTTCTGTTTGATTATTAAAAACAAGAATAAGAAGAAGGGTTTTTCTCAGTTTGTTGGGGAATTATATTTAAGTGAGGTTTTGTCATTAGATCAAATGAATACTTGTGTATCTGTTTTAGTTTATAATATTGGTAAGATTTTGGAAGATACTTCATCGAGCGTAAGTTGTACTATTCTTGAAAATAATATTTTATGTTTGTGTCAATTATTGGATACGATTTCAGTAGATATTGGAAAGATTAATAATATTGATAGCTACCTACAAGAGATTACACTGTTTAGTGAAAATGCATTTATCATCAAGAGATTACAATTTAAGTTAATTGATCTTGTATATAAATTAAAAAATCGGTAGTATTATAAATGGATAGTCCTAAAACAAGATATGATGATGATATGTCGGAATCAGACACGGATATAACAGGATCTGACACAGGTGAATTGGAAAGTCGAGTAGATGAAATATTAGTTATGGGAGTGCAAAGACAACACGAATATATCCAGCAAGGCATAGGCAAGAGAGCAATGTTTAATTCTTTTGTATATTCGGAATTACGAGATACTTCCACTGGAATAATTTTACCATCAATCCAGTTGCATATCCTGCAGGCACTGAGGAATTTTGAGGAAAATATCCCACAGGATATCGAATATTTCTCATTCATCGGAGGAAGTACAGCATGGTATCTCAATAATGAGGAAATCTTCAAAACGGTACACCGATATCATCAAGGATCGATACTTCCTGGAAATATAGATTATTGGTGTATATCTCAAGATGCTAGTGCTTGGGACGATATCAAGGGGCGTATTGATATTCTTGTTGAGAACTTAAATCAAATAGCAAATAAAAAAGTGGAGAACATAGAGCTGGATTCACTTCATTTGGATTTGTATCATTTTGTTGTAAATACTATTGACGAAGGTTCATCCTGTACATTATTTAATCAGTGCAAAACAATCACTGTGACTGTACGAAAGAAACGACGATCATTACGAAAGCCCGTGTCTATTGAAATTGATGATGACAAAGTAATTCTATATATTGAATTTGTATCATCAAACACAAGCACATTGATCCAACAATTGAAACAATCGAAAGATTTGTTTCGTAATGATATTGATTTAGGTTTAGCAGAGACTCATTTCGAATCAAACTTTATACGTGAACTAGGTGATTTTGATTACAATTTTTCTTTTTTGACGAATGCTGGTTTAAATTTAATGAAGGTGCAAGGCGAAGATCTGCTTAATGAGAACAGAAGGGATAAGTCATTCAATATTGACCGGTATCGGGAGAAAATATTTGAGATGAAATATGCAAATATGAAGATATTCCAATTGAATGCACTCATTTCTTATGTAGATATGTTTCATAAGACTGATTCTTATAATGAATATGTAATAAGTAATTTTTTTGATAGGTATCTTAGAGAGGAACCCGAGTTTATTCGGTTTAGAGAACGGTTATTTAATACTGTACGAGGATTGATTAATTTATTTATTGTTCGAATGAATAATAGCTTACAGGAAAAAATACGGGGGATTGAGATCTATGAAGTTGGTGGGAATGTGATACGTCGATATATTCCTGATATCACGCATACAAATGATATCGATTATAAAGTGTTTTATAGACGTAAACAGGATCGTAGGCGTCTTTTTTCTGAGATGACCGTAATACTTTCGGAGCTTGTTTTCTTATTACAGGAGAGACTGGAAAAAATAAATAAAACAATGGCAGTAGAATATTATAGAGATCAAAGAGATAGAGTCCAATCCATTTTAATGGTCAATAATTTACCATCCCATATGAATTTTCGCTTACGTTTTATAAAGAGAAGTGATCAATTTCCAGTGGACCTGTTTTCAATTGATTATTCTAGTTTATCAGAAGTGAGATTTATTATCTCTGGAAAAGAGTATCGTTTTCCAATTCGAATAAGTATTCCATTATTAGATTTTCCTTTAATATATTCACCTGATGCAAAGAGCATGGGATCAGTAGCAAATATTAACCAGATGGTAAAATCGAAGAGATGGCTTATTGAAGATTTAATTCATTCTTATAGTACTCCTTCAGATATGCTTCTAAGATATTGGGCAGGAAAAGAAGGGAAAGATATGAGGAGGTTACAGTTATTGCACGACTTTTTGGATTCTGATTATTATGAAGACCAATTGGATAGAATGGATACCAATTTGTTAGATAGTTCTAAATATAAAGGAATATTATTTCATCCATTGGACTATGCTAAAAAATTTACAGAGATGTATAAAAAAGAAAAGAAAGAAAGTAAATTCAAAATGCCTTTTTCTATGGATATGATAAGAGAAATGGAAAGTGTTTTATTTAATCCTGTGATGACTGGTACGATTAGGAGGGAAGATGTGATTGAATTTCAGCCTAAAGACGATGCGGAAATGGCTTTACTTTCAAAAATGAACGCAACAACTACAATTCAAATCGTTGGTGCAAACGATGAGCCACTATCGGTACATGGATTTGTTCGGACACAGAGTGGAGCAGTAGGTGATGCAAATATTGTGATTACACCAAAGATAACACACGAACAGATTAGTGCTATTCAAAAAAGCTATCAGCGACATAATGATATTCCTATTAGAATTATTTTTACTTAAGAGCAAATGAGTTTTTTTATGTATATGAGTACAAAGTTTATAGAGAACAATATCGAGAAGCTAGTACAGATTTATATCACAGAGACGAATCAGCGTCATAAACAGAGAGGCGTTTTACTATTAGATTTTCGGAAACAAGGCGAAGGTAATGTAGATGTTCGCTATTTAGAGTTACATGAGATTCCAAAAGACATTAGTGAGATTGTTTTTGAAAAGATGGGTAATTCATTGTATGATAGTGTTGCATTTTTTTGTGTATTAAAACCTGACAATAAGTGTTTACTATTCGATATTAATCTGGATAAGGATAGAGATAGATTTTTTGTTCTTCCCAAAGAATCCCCATCCCAATCGCAGACTATACCAGAAGATACTTAATATTTCATTTTTATTTTCTGTTAGATTTTTAAGGAATGAATACGATTCGCTATAAGAATATTTTGATGAAGAAGACCGAACGTGAAGGTTACGAATCATATTCCAAGAGTATGGAAGGGATATATCGGAGGGGAAATGTACCATCTCGCACAAGAAAATCGTATTATCATCTAGATGACGAATATAGGAAAATCGGTATTTTGGTGGAAGAGAGCAAACAAGAGTTGGATGGATATAGGAATTTCTTATTGTATCAAGAAACCATTGCTGAGGAGGATCAGATAAAGTATAAACGGCAAAAAGAGGCTTATCTTCGGCTGAAATCTCAGTTGGAAAAATTTAAAGGATTGAAGGACGTTTTCTATAAAGATACTACGAAGTCGCTAGAAGATTTAACTCAGCAGTTGAGAGATGCAAAAAAGAATATGCGACAGTTCTTTGTATTATTTAAAAGTGCAGTTGAAGATTCTGATGAATGGAAAGGTCATGTGGAAAGTTATGTAAAGGAAAAGCAAAAAATCCCTGAATTGTATCATCGGATTGATAAATTACGTGAGATGCTTGATGTTCCTAAATATTATTTAATTGGATCAGGGGGTCTTCCTAAAAAGCCGGCGGAGGAGGAGACGACAAAGATGCCGAAAATGGTATCCCAATCTGATCCGGAAACAAGCCCATCGGAAGAATCTTCATCTTCATCATCATTGCCATCGCCCGAACCAAAACCCAAATCTAAACCCAAATCTAAACCTGTGCCTAAGAAGAAGAAAATGGTAATCGTACAGGATGATGATACCTCTTCCTCTGGATGGACACCGGAAACAA